GATCCCGGTTCTGCAGTGCATCACTTCGCTTGCGCCATAGCGCGTCGAAGACGCGCGTGAACGCGCTATTGCTGCACTGCGCCCGGGAAACGCAGCTATTTTAGCGCCTATGCGCTTTCGCGGGGATGAGCGGAGAAGCCGGCGCGAGCGCGCGCAGCCGTTATTCAGTCATGCCGATGGTGCCGATATTGTTCGACGCATCGGCGATTGCCTGAAAATCGAACTCGGCGACGGTGAACTTCTGGTTGGAGAACGGCAGCGAAAGTTTCGACGACACGCAGGCGTTCAGCTTCACCACGAGGTCCTTGCTGGCGCCGAAATAGTTGAACGTTTCCTTGAGCGAGACTTCGAACATCGGCAGCGGGCCGGTGAGCTGGTTTTGCAGGCTGATCTTGTTGCCGGAAGCGATCGTGTAGCTGTAGTAGATCAGCACCGCGGCGCCGTTATCGGCGGAATTGAACGTATAGGCGCCCGGGCTTCCCGAAGGCGCGATGTACTGGCCTTGCGCCGGCGAGGCGGCGACCGGCGCGAGCTGCACGCCGGTCGAGCCATAGAACACGCCGAAATCCTCGACAAAGCTCGCCCCGTTGGCGACGGTGACCGCGCCCGCGGCCACGGTATCGCTCTCGCCGGTCGTCATTTCGACCATGCTGTTTGGCGTCAACGTCTGCCCGAGGAACAGATTGTTGATCTGCGTTGACTGCAGGCGCGCGAATTTCGCCTTGCCGGCGATCTTGAACTCGCCGCCGCCGGCGGCGACCGCCGTATTGTATTGGCCGAGCAGCGTCTCGATCTTGCGGTCGAAATCGAGCGAGACGTCCTGCAACGTACCGAGGAGCGCGGGCGGCTGGCCGGTCACGTCGGTACGTTTGCCGATGAGCGTGCCGCTGCCGAAGGCGTATTGGGTCATGCGTGGAATCTCCTTTGTAGGGTGGGCATTGCGCCCCCATGGCGTGACATTTCATATGAGTTGTGGGCGCAATGCCCACGCGGTGCTGCGACGCGGATCGACCCCGTGGGCAAAATCGCATTGGTCGCAGGCGCGGAAGCGAATCGCCACGACAGACGATTTTGCCCACCCTACGGAACTACGGCACCAAGATCTGGAACGGGATCGCGGCAACCGCCTTGCCGTCGAGGTCGCCGGTGTCGACGAATACCGGGCCGAGCGGATAGCAGTGCGAAACGAGCCCGCCAAGCGTCTGTTTGTTGCCGCCGATGGCATCGGCGCCGCTCGGCGCCACCGCCGCGTCGATGGCGTCAAGCAGCGCGTTCATGGCGCTGTCGGGAACGTCCTCGGGGTCCATGCCGGCCGACATATATATAAAGACATGCGCATTGACGGTGAGCGTCGGCAGCCCCTCGGCCTGCCGGGCGCGCACCTCGCCGGTCTTGAGCATGGTCAGGAACGGCATCTGCGTCTCGTTGACCTGATCCCAATGCACGAAGCGGCGGCTCACGGCCGTGAAAGCCGCCGCGCCCTTGACGAGATTGAAGAACGCAACGGAAATCTGTTCGCGCGTGACGGCGGTCATGGCGTGGCCTGATATTCAGTTGCGTAGGGCGGGTTAATACGACTGCGTCACAAACCAAGCGGAGGCCCAGCTTGCGCGCGGAATTCCGGCAAAATCGGCCATCGCCACGTCCCTTGAAAGCGGCGTCATTGCTGGCTTTCGGCAACTTGTGACGCAGTACGATTAACCCGCCATTCTTGAAGTAATGCAAACGGCGATGAATCCTGACCTGTCATGCCCGCGCGGAAGCGCATAGGCCCTAAATAGCTTCGTTTCCCGGGCGCAGTGCAGCACGTAGCGTAGCGAAGTGATGCACTGCAGAACCGGGATCGTCACAAACCCGGCGTTTGCGACGATCCCGGATCAGCGGTGCACCGCTTCGCGCTGCACCGCATCCGGGAAACATGGCTTATGTTAGCGCCTATGCACGGAAGCGGGGCATCCAGTAACCACAGTAACCACAAGCGGTGCGGCGCGTAGCCCGCGTTGCGCGCCAGCAACATGCGGGAACGGTCGGCCGGCTCCAACGCCGACCCCCGGATAACGCTCCGCGTTATCCGGGCTACGCTTGCTACTTGCTGGCGCAATATGTTTGTTGCATTCTTCGACCGCGGGGCGGCATTCTCAAGGGAGGTCCTGGCGATGCGCAAGTTGCTGCTGGCGGCCATGCTGACGGCCGCGTTCGTGGCTCCCGCCAACGCCGATTTTTTTGGAGTAAAGACGGGCGGCGCCATCATTGCGGTCGACGCCGCCGGCAAGAGCTTCACCTGTCATTGGAAAACGCACGACTGGACCTACCGGACGACCGGCAAGACGGTGTTTCGGCTCGGCAAGAAAAAGGCGGCGTTCGCCGATCTCAAAATCGGCGAGACGATCGCCGTGACCTACCATACCGTCAAACACCGGCGCGTGGCCGACCGGGTCGTGATCGGCGCCAAGTAGCGCGTAGCCCGCATTGCGCGCCGGCGACATGCGGGAACGATCGACCGGCTGCAACGCCTGTTCACGCGTAACGGCGGTCATGGCGGGTCCTTGTGCAGGGCGTTGCGGCCCGTGCCGCGGGGCGCAGCTGACGGTCGTTTCTTAATTTGAATTTTGGCGTATACTAAACAATGTCATCTGCCAAAAAAATCATCTGCCAAAAAATTGCCGCCAACATTTGTTGCGCAACTAAACCTGTCGGGGGCGCCGAAGAAACTGAATGATGCTTCCGTAAGACGGACCAATTACATCGGCTACGCTGGCATGAGTGATGTCCTCAGCGGGACCAAGTTTGCTGGTCCACTTCCCGTCCGGGAGTTGGCGAGATGCGTGTGTTGGCTCGATGTCACCCCACGGCATTCGCTTCCCATACAAGGCGATCTTGTCAAATCCTCCTTCAAGCGCACCGTCGGCACATTTGGCGTATCCAAACGTCTGATAGGCCCGAATGAAAGCGTCTACAGTCACTTCTCGCGGAACGTTCGGCGGCCAATAATATATATTTGCCGGATCAGGCCACCACCAAAGGCTATTGTTCCCGACTGCCCAAGCAATGCAATTATATGCGCGCGTCGCCGGACTCGTCACCGCGCAATTTTTATCGTCCAAATTCGGAAGGTGAGCCGGGTCCCAGCTACCAATCATATAGATTTTGCCGTCCCCAGGTAATCCAAGCCGCAGCCATCCGCTTCATATCACCGCGTGCGTCGGCCGGCACCGGATCAGCCGATGTGAGATAACGAAGCGCCCAAAACCAATGATCCGGATCATCCCCTTCACTTTCGAGCTGGCGTAGGATCAGGGGAACTACCGATGGTCCCATTGCCATTATGTGCTGATAGGAAGGGCAAAGAGCCATTTGGACTGGGGACGATGTTATGCCCCGCTCCTTTTTCCATTGCAGGACAAGACTTTGGAATTTTGAACCTTCTGTCGTGATCGACAGGATGCTAAAGCTTCCAACCTGAGCCAACAGCGCCTGCTGCGGGTACGGCAAGAACACGGTCATTCCGCCCGCGTCGACCTGTATGTCGTGCGCGGCCTGAGTCGCCTGGTACCACTCCTGTTTCTTGGTTTCGCGGAGAAGCGTAGCAGCGAGAATGTATTTTGTCGTTTGATGTACTGCTGATGCAAGATGGTGCATTTTTATTGGACCTTCTTCCGAAGACGCTCGGGTACTTCGGTTACAGCGATAACAGGAGTCATGTTCATGACATAGTTGGGATTGCCTTGAGGGTCAAACTGCCCGTCAATGCGCACGGCAGAGACAACGGTCATCTTCACCCTAAAGGTGGTGCCGTCTTCTAACTTGAACTCACTCCAGCGTTCCGTGGATTCCTCGACGGGTACCTCGACGCCATCCACCGTTTGGTTTGTCGCCTGAATGAGAATTTTTGTCTTGCGTTCTGCCACGGAATTCCTCTCGCCGCATTATGTAATGACGTCGGCCTAAGCGGGCCAGAACGTGCAAGTGTCGCAGACTTTAATGGCTTGCGCTATATCCGTTGCAGAACCGTTAGCTGCCGCGCCGTCGCGGATAGAACATAGTAAGAACATTGGGGCAAGCTGACATTAGCTATTGCTAGTCGCGCGATTATCAGGGCTGTGCCGACCGTCACCTCATCGCCTCCGTGAACGCCTCGCTCAGCCCCTCCCTGATCTCATTCGCCATTTCGCCGAGCGACGAGCGCATATACGACCGCTCCGGCATCGTCACTGCTGGTATCTGCACGCGCGCGGCGAAGACCTGCTTGCCGCCGATCGCAAAAGCCAATGCCTTGGCCTTGTCCGGCACGATTTCATGCGGCGCAATGGTGCCGCCGAATTCGTGGATCGCGGCGTATTTTATGTCGGCGGATGTGGCGATGCGCACGGACACATCGGCAGACGAGTCGTCGATCGTTACGCCGATCGAGCCGGCGAGCGCGCCGCTTTTGGTATTGAGCGCGTCACCGGCAAGCTTTTGCCGAATCTTCGCTTGCAGGCCGGCCGCAAGCGCGTTGGCCTTGGCCGACAGCGCGGCGCGCACGCGCGCGGGCATGGCCGCAAGCGCCGCGGAGGAGGTATCGAGCAGTCCGACTTCAAGCATTACAGAGCCGCCACGCTGCGGTAAGGATCGAGCGACGCCCGGATAAAATCCGGAATGTCTTTGAGGCTGTACGAAGCCGTTTGCTGGCCCTGAACGGTCTGCGCGCTCTGCCCGATGCGGGTGCGATAGCGGTAGCGCTCGGCCACCCACTCGATGCAGGCGTTGTTGATCGCAGCCGGAATGAAGCCGTAGGAAATGAGCACGGCGGCGCCGGCGTCGGCCGCGGCGAAGGTGTAGACGCCGGCGGCGACCGCATATTGTCCGACGCCCGGACTGCCGGAGACCTTCGCGAGCGCGGCGCCGTTTGCGTAGGTCACGCCGGCATCGCTCGACCATGGGCCATACGGGGCTTGCGCGGCAACCTGGAACGGCGATGACGGCACGGCCGCCGCTTCGGCCGAGACCTGGTAGCCGGCCGTGTAGGCGATAACGACATTCTGCCGGCCGGGCGCAAACGCGCAATAGGACTGCCCGAGACTAAAGACCCCGAAAAGATCGAGCGCCTGGATATGGCCCGGCGGCGCGCCGTCCCACGGGTCAAGCAAATAGCCGCTTGGCGGCCACGACCCGCCGGCTTGCGGCGGCGGTGCCGCCGGCACCGCCACATCATCGACGGTCAGCGACGCGATCGCGATGACCGGATATTGCCGCAGATAAAGCCGCCGCTTGCCGCTGCCGTTGTAGCGCTCGGTTATGCTTCGCGGCATGAGCGTCGGGCGGCTCAAATAGCCATAGATCGCGCCGCTCACATCTGTAATCAGGCGCGCGATGAGCGCGTCGTCGGACGAGCCGATGCCGCTCGATCCGGAGAGCCAGGTTTTCACGTCGGCGAGCGTGGCGAGGTCGGATGCGGCCATAGGTGCACTCCTCCGCTTGCGCCTTGTTGCTATTTGTAATGGCGTGAATCGTCATTGCCGGACTTGGCCCGGCGCGGCGAGGCGGCGTGGATGCGCGGGCCGAGCCCGCGCAAGACGAGTCGGCGCAGTATCGCGGAGCTTGAACAGGAAAAGCGCTAATCCGCCGCGATATTCGCGATCAGAGAACTCCAAACAGCTCATAGGGCGCAATAGCGAAGCGTATTGCGCCCTATGATATTGGCGATTGGCGGAATACGCTTCTATTCCGCCCTACGGACTAATTTAGCTCGGCACAAACGAGCCATCGTCTAGGCCTGATAGGAGCATACCGGCATCGCCTGCTTGCGGCATACGTCGCGTGTTAGCAATCCACTGAAGCATTCGGCGAGCGGGCTCCGGTGCCACCGCCAAGGTCGTCACTGCCGCCTTTAAGCGGACCTGCATATTTGGATGATCGTAAAGTGGGAGAAGCGCCTTGCGCTGATCTCCTGGCCGGCTCTTTAGTTCGTTGCGAACGATGTCCATTTGGCGATAGAGTTCGGTGAACTTGGCGATTTCATCTTTCAGGAGGGCTTCATGTTGCTCCAACGCAATACTGGTGAACCGTTCAACCAGCTCTGGTACGGTCATTGCTTCGACGTCGCCTCGCATCATGGCGTTAGGACCCCAAACATAACGAGCGCATCCTCGCCAACTCGCATGCGCTCGCCCCAGCTCTTGCCTCTCAAATAGTCTCTCGGCGAAAGTCCGCCGAACCTCTCATTTGGTATTGAGTACCACGCGTTAATCTCCCAGTGTACCAGCGTCGGAATACGCACCCGATTCTCCGGCGCGTCAATCATGCTCCATGGGAAACCATCCTGCCCCGCCGACTTCTGCTCGACGATATGATGGATATTATATCCAACCTGCGGATTCAATGCATCCTGCTGCAACTCTTCCAACGTCTTGGGCGGATCCAAATAAGCATCGATGTAAGGCCGAAATTCATACAGCCACTCGGCCGCCTGCAAGGCGAGGAGAAAGTCACCGATAGGTTCCCCCGCCAAGGCCGCGTCCGCCAGCCAATAGGCTGCAGCCTTCAGGAAAGCGTTGATAGCCTTCTTTGTCGCCGGTAGGTCCGGCGGAATTTCAGGAGGTTCCTCAAGAGGCGGACCTTGGTTATACCCGATACCCGGCGGATCGTTTGCGGCGTATCGGGCGCCAGACCTCCAGTTGTTGTCGGGTGTTGCATCAGAAACAATTCTTGGGTCGGCCGAACTCCCTGTCCCACCCTCGGTTGTCCACTGTCCGCCGGCGGGATTCCCTGCGGAGACGCGTGGCTCGTCGGGATCGAAGCCGGCCTTGCACAGTTCCCGCCAGACCTCACGAAAGATGTCCGCGATCAGCTCGCGATCGGATCGTACTGAGGCAAGCTGTGCGTTCCGCTGAATATGCTGGTCTGCCTCTTCCTGCGCGAAGAGCGTACGGATGGCTTTTGCGATCTCAAGCTGCGCCTGCCAGGTTTGCGGCATTGCATACAAACGGTACGACGGCCAAGGAGGCATTTGCGCTGTCCGTGCAATTGGTCATCGGCGGCGGCCGCACGCCGCGTCCTATGCCGCCAGGCCGCATGGATGCGCGGGCAAAGCCCGCGCATCACGCGTTGGAGCGGCTGAGACGGCCGGCGAAGATTACCCCGCCGCGATGTTGGCTATCACGGCCATGGACGGCGGGAAATAGTGCTGCAGCACCTCGTCGGCGTAGACGCCGCTCTCGTAGCGGCGGGCGCGCGGCGGCCATTCGATTTGGTAGTAGTCCTGGCGGGTGCGGATCTGCATGACGTTGCCGACGTTGGAGAGCGGATAGGGCAAGGTGCGCGAGGTCATCAGCACGGTGCCGGCGGGCATGTTGGGATGCACGCGGATGTCGAGCGTCTTCGGGCCGGCCATGGAGAACTTGTTCAAATAGGTGCGCACCATGACGCCGCCGCCGAGCGCGCCCTGCTCGCTGTCGAACACGAAGCGCTGCGCCGCGTTCACCCCGCCGGCGAGGATTTTTGCCGAGAGATTATTGGCGACCTGCGAGCCGACCCACATCGTGTCGGGCGATAGCCGGTAATTGTCCCAGCGGTTCTTCAGCGCCGCGTCGATCTCGACGATGCCGCCTGAGCCGTCGCCGGTGAGCGTCGATCCGGTGCCGGCAGTGCCGGTCGGCAGATAACTGACGTAGGCGTTCGAGCCCGACTTGAACGCCTGGTAGAGCAGGCCGTCGAAGACCAGCGCGTTGGTCGAGTTGTCGCTCGTTCCCAGCGAGGCAGCGGTCTGCGTGCCGGCCGCATTGGCCGCGATCACCAGCGAATTGATGGTGGTGATGGCGCCGAGCACTTCCGACCCGGCCACGCCCCAGAACCAGGCATAGCCGAGCGCGCCGGTCACCGGCGCCACGATCGCGGCGATCGAGCCGGTCGTGCCGGAAGAGATCGAGGCGGTGGCATTGGCGGATTTGCCGGCGGCGCCGCCGCCGAACGTGTCGGAAGAGCCGTCGGCATTGCTGCGCGTGATCGCGCCCTGGATGCCGCCGGCGACGCTGCCGTTGACAACGGCGTCAAGGGTCAGCGCAACGCAGATGACGCTATAAGGACTCGCGGCCGCGGTGAGGCTGCCGCCCGTGGTCGACGGCGTCAGCGACGGTGTCGGCGTGGTGCCGAGCGCTACCGAGGTGTCGCCGCCGAGAATGAGCAGCTCCTCGCCGAGCATGCAGGCTTCGAGCCCGACCTTGGCGGCGATCGCGCGCACGTCGTCGAAACCCATGCCGGCATATTGCGCCTCGAAATCGACCGAGGTTTCGATGCCGATGCCCTTATAGGCGGCGCTGTAGTCCTGGGTGGAAACCGCCTGCACGCCGCCGCGATTGCCGCCCGACACGCCGATGCGCAGCCCGGTGGTGTTGATGCCGGTCACCGCGCGCCAATTGGCCTGGATGCCGCCCTTGCCGGAAACGCGCGGGATTTCGTTGCGCAGCGGCGTGAGCAGCGGGTAGACGAACTTCGCGCCGGTTTCGAGGTCGTAATAGGTCAGGCCCGACGTCGGCGACGACGATTCCGAAAAGGTGCTCTTGGCCAGCGGATCGCCGGGCAGCGGATGCGCGTGCGCGCGCTCGATCTCCCGCAAAAAGCTCGCGGCGCTGGTCAGCGCTGCGTCATAGTCCTGCACGGTGCGCGGCAGCGCCGATTTGGCGAGAATGTGCGGCAGATTGGGCTGGTACATGGGTGTTGGTCCTGTTTTTGGGTGGTTGTCGGTTTCAGATTTCAGGCTGTGGCGACATCCGCCCCCGC